AGAACCTGGTTCACAGCATTGAGGTCAACCACCTGACCAGTTGTCGTTCTGGCTTCCTTGGTTCCAGTTGGCTGAGTGAAACTAGATATTAGGTTCCCAGCCTCATCAAATTGAGCTGTAACCTTTGCATCTCCCTGCATGAACTCAAACAGTCCACCGTCTTGACTCACCAGCTTGTTGGCTCTGTCAAGCTCTGTAATCATGCCCTGAAGCTCTCTGGTCATGTTCCCAACAGACATCGATGGGTCTGTTTGAGAGATGCCATTCATCAAGTCCAGGAAATCTTGATTGGCTTTTGTGCCATCTGCCATGACTCCATTGAGGTTCTGAACCTCTGTGGTCAACCCGCCTGTGGTTTCAATGGCTTCTTTTTGGGCATCGGTCAGGTAAATAGTCTCATTGGAAGTTCTGCGAGTTGATTCCTCCAGGTCGTTCATTCCTGGGACAACCAAACCCATCTCAATAGCGGTTTGCCTTACTGTCTCATTGAACTCGACTTGCTCCTGGGTTTGGAACTTGGTTTTAGCTGTAACCTCAGCCAGAATCTGCTCATAGCTTTTGTATGTCTTCAGGTGATCTGGGAGTTTTGATTGCTCCTCCATCAGCCTCTGAGCTTCCTCAGCAACTGTCAGGCTCTCAACACCAAGCTTGGCATTGGTAGCCTCAAAAGCTAGATCGTTATATGCGCCAGCTGTGTTGTCCAGGGCTGGAATCAAATCTTGAGAAGCAAACCTGTTTGCTATTGATGCATCTCTAGCTTCATAGGATTTGTTTTTTGCTTCCTCTGTGAATTCATTAGCTGCCGCCTGAGCTGCTCTTTGTTTCCTGAGTTGCTCTTCTAGGTCTTTGATTATCCCCTCATAGAGCTTGGAGCTGTTTGCTGACTTGTCTTGCTCTGCTCGATAAAACTCCAGTTTCTTCCTAGTGTCAACAATCTCATCATTGAATTCATCTTGTGTTTTGTTTGCATCTTTATTGGAAAGTGCTAAGGCTCCCAAACCGGTCACCAGCAAACCAACAGCGGCAGAGATTGCACCGATGAAAGGAATTGCTGTTCTGAGAGTCACTCCAAATGCAGCAGCGACAGCAGTGGCAATCCTGGTTGAAACTGTGAATGCTTTTGTGGCAACTGTGATTGCGGTTAGAGCAACAATTAAGTCATCGATTTTGTTGATGTTGTCTGCCAAGAAACTGACAAAGTTTGTGATGCCTGTGAGTAATTTCTCAAAGTCAACCTCATTGACAGCCCTAACCAGCTCATCACCAATCTTGGGCAATAGTCTTTCAATTGTTGGGATTAGATTCTCGATGGTTGGGGCTAGTTGACCTCCGACATCGATGGCAACATCTGTAACCGCTGATCCAAGCAATGCAAGCTTTGCATTGAATGTGTCTAGCTGATTGTTTGCAACCTGTTGGGCTGTGCCTCCAGCATTTCTGAGACCTTCCTCATAGCTGTCCAGTGCTTCTGTCTGTCCAACTAATGCAAGCAAACCCTCTCTCGATTGCTTTGTAAATCCAAGGTTGGCAATAGTGGCAATCTGCTGCTCTTTGGTCATGCTGCCCAAGACCTCTGTGAACTGAGCAGAGATGTCAGAGAAACTTCTCATGTTTTCATCTGCATCAAAAATGCTTAGACCGAGCTTTTCAAACTCTTCAGGAGCAGCTTTTGCTCTGTCTGTCAGACCAAAGATGGTGTTAGTTAGAAGTGTTCCAGCTCTTTCGCCCTTGATACCTTGGTCAGCGAATACAGCTAAGGCGGCTGCACCTTCCTCAACATCTTTGTCAACTGTCTTCAGAGCATTACCAGCTTTGGTGGTCAGCGCTGTTGCCAATTGTTCCGTTGATGTGTTGGCTAGTGTGTTTGCCTTTACAAAGACATCTGTGACTCTGGTTAGATTGTCTAAGTTCTCAGCTGCATCATTCGATGTGAGACCCAAAGCAGACTGAGCATCTGTTGCAAGGTCTGTGGCTGTTGCCATGTCGAACATTCCAGCCTGGGCGAATGCTGCAACCTGGGGCATTGCTGAGACTGATTGCTCAGCATCCAAACCAGCGGATGCTAGGAAGAAAAATGATTCAGCAGCTTGCTCAGCTGAAAAGGTGGTGTTTTTGGCAACCTCTCTAGCTGCATTAGACATCTCATTGCGCATCGAGTCTGAGACATCGCCCATGATGGCAATCGACTGATTCATTGCCTCATCGAATTTTCCAAACTCTCTAACGCTGAGAGCTAGTCCACCACCGACAGCAGCACCGACAGCTCCAAGAGCTTTGCCTGCTGATCTGCTTAGATTGTCCAGATTCCTGATGGCATTATTGACACCCTTTTTGTCAAAGGTGGTAATGATTGGAATTCTTACAGCCATTAGATAATCCTTCTGGTGGTGTTGTTAGAACTGAAGTCAACCCTCAACTTCTCATTCAATCTGTCTGTCATCTTGCCCAAAACTCCAAGAGCAATCTCTTCCAGTTCTGGGCGATTCTTCTGCACCGCTGAGAATGCCAATCTTCCTGGTTTGCCAATGTTCAGCAATGTGTCATTGAAATGCTGACCTTGACCATTCAAGATATAGGAGCCATCTCCACCTCTTCCTCTGGTGGTGGTTCCAGGAATCCTGGAGCGCCTTCCATTCTGTGACCGGTTGATTCCAGCTAGTTCTGCATACTCAAACCCAACCTGGTTGTTTCTGCCCTTAGCGGTTATCAGAGCGATTGCCCGACCATATTGAGATGATGGTCTGAAAGAGGCTTTGATGTCAGCTCCAGTGTTTCTGGTTCTGCCTCTGTGATTGTAAAGATTTGGGAGTCTGTTTTGAATCTTTCGATTGTTTGCCCTGGTGTCTTTTTTGATGTTTTGTAGAGGCTTGCTCATGCGCTTATGAAAATCTTTGACCAGGGCTTTTTGAAACTCTGGATCAACTGTTTTCAGAATCTCTTTAGCACCTCTAATGCCAGAGACTTTTGGGGTTGCAACCATGACTCTCCTATCTCTACCATTCTACCTAAAGGAAAACCCTCCCCGAAGGGAGGGCTATCGCTTACGCTGTTGATTTGCCTTGGTGTTTCTCCAATAGAGATAGCGCTCCATTGTCCAAAGCATCCTCTCCTCTTCCACCATCAACTGGTGTGGAGGGATTTTGAACTCATACGCTAGATGGGCAAGTCTGAAGTGAATAGACTGCTCACCGAGCGCATTCATTTTTTTGCTTCGCCAGCCTCAACTGTCTCGATGGTTTCGACCCATTTCTCAAAGCTGATGTCTTTGATTCCACCTGTTCTCTTCTCTACTGAGTAGGCAAGGAAAAACAGATGAGTCAACTTTGTCTCTGAGGATAAAGCAGCAACACTGATGTTGAACTTTGCCTCAAAAGCAACTAGGTCAGCAGCTACTGCTGCAACATCTTTTTCAGTTTCGTCTAGGTATTTTATGTGGAGATTGATTTTCATTTTTATCCTTAGGCTGTTGTTGATCTGGTGATGTCACCACTGACAGGCAGAGTGATGCTGAAGGTGGCCAGCTCACCGGTTGCTGAATCAAAAGGTGAATAGTTGTTGACCAGAACCTCTCCTGAGTATGCAGGATTGCCAGTTCCAACAGCCTCTGAGGTTGGCTTGATTTCAAATGGAACCACACTGCCTAGCAATGGGAACAGCAATGAGTCAACGCTGGAATCCGCAAAGTCCTGGTGAAATTCTAGTGTTAGGGAAGCATCTTGCAATCCACCAATCCTGGTGACAGATGACTGACCAAAGGCGGTGGTCAACTGCTCTTCTCTGGTGATTTCCAGAGTTGCGCTTGCAAGGCTGGTGCTTAGGTCGTTTGAATCCAGCGAGATGCTGAAGTCAGTTGCTACGAATTTTGCCATGTTAGTTATCTCCTCTAGTTAGCATAAGCAATAACAGAAAACTCTGTTGCCAGATAATTGTTTCCGTCATTTAAGTCTATATTACTAATTCCGCTCATGGTCTGAACCACACAATCAAAGGCATTCCCTCCAAGGGTTCTGTCGCTTTCGATTGCTGCCCTGATTGAACTGTCTCCTGAGTTATCTGCAAAGTCATTCAGCTTCTGTTGAGATGACCTAGCACTGAACCTTCCAACAATCACAGTGATAGTGAAGTTCAACTCAATCAATCCGTTTTTGAATGCTTGGTGATAGTTCACAGAATCCAAGTTGACAATAGCGGCTGGGATGCTTGGGTTGTCTGGGATTTCTGAGTAGCCTCTCAGTCCAGTGATGGTTTCGAGGTTTGCCTCTAGTCCGTCTCTGATGTCTGTGATGTTCAAGCCATTCTCACTCTCTTGAATGGTGAGATTAGGTTTTCAATGTCAGCATCAAATCTGGAAACTCTGACCGCTCCCAAATCTCCAAAGCCTGCAACACCCAAGGGGCTGAATCTTCTCTCTGCCAATCGAGCTGCAAGAATCAAGGTTGCCTGTTGGATTTGGTCTGGCACCGGTGTGAATCCGAATGTCCCAGTCACCTGAGCGGTTGCCTCCCCCATATCGGTTGGGAACAGGTATTCATCCACAGCTCTAATCTGAGTGAAAGGTGTTGGCAATCCTCCAGCCAAGTTGTTCAAGGGTTCAAGCTGGAGGTCTTTAGATTCCCAGGTAACATCAAAAACACCATCTGCATTTGATGAAGTCTTCAGTGTGGTTAGGGATGTTAGATCATCAATCTCACAAACTAGATTGTCCCTTGGTGCAAAAATTCTGGTCTCAGTGGTTGAGAAAAACTGGCGCTCTGTCATCTGGTCAATCTGTCGAGATGCTGAGTTGATTGCCAATTCTAAAAAGTCATCATCAATGTCATCTTGAATCGAGAGAGCTGACTTCAGAAGGTCTAGCGTTATGTATCCGTTAGTGATTGCCATGGTTTTATTTTACTTCAGGTTTTCCTTTATATAGGGCAACCACTGATGCATCCAGACTGTTTCAATGTTGAACTGCTTAGCAAACTCCAGATTCTTTTTGGACTTGCCCTCTCTGGTGGTCATGTGACCCATCGCTTCCTTCATCTGATTGACACTAGGAATCATGAACCAGGTTCCCAGAATCTCATCCCAGAATGGTTGACCATCGACTTTGATGGCATCCTCTGAAACCAAATCTTTAGG